CAAAATAGAAACACCCCCCCCTTGTCCTCCCAAACGCACACCCCCCGGGGGTATATATATTTTGGGATTGCCATTTCCGCGAACATAGGTTAGCATTTAAACAGAAGGCGGCTTAAACGCCGTATGCGAAGCGTGATCAGGGATAACGTGAGGATTGAGACTGTGTTGCTGAAGGACTATGCGCATCCAACGATGCGGGCAGAGCGGTGTTTAAAGGAGTTGCACGACGCCGTGTTGGACAAGAACTGGGACAAGGCGCAGGATCGTTCCAAGGAAGCCATTAAGTGGATTTGGGAGATTCAGGAAGCCTTGTATGAGATGAGGAAGAAGGATGCGGCCTAAGGCCAGTTTGACCAAGCGGTGGAAGACCGTCTTGGATTTCATCCGGGCGTATTCCAAGATTCATGGGGTTGCTCCGTCGTACGAGACGATCGCAATGGGTTTGGGGATGAAGTCACGGTCCAACATTCACAGGATGGTCCGTCGGATGGAAGAAGAGGGCTTGTTGGTGCGAGAGCCCAGGAAGTTCTATGCCCTTCGGGTTGTGGATGACCGTGGGGTTATGAAACTGTGAGTTTGCTTACGAAGCAAGAGGTTGCTGGCTACCTGTCCTTGGTGGACCGTGTTCCTTCTGCTGAACGGTCCAAGATAGTTGCTCTTCTGGAGATGGATCGTGTACAGAGGTGCCAGGAGTCATTCCTGTTCTTTGTGAGGCAGATGTGGCCTGGGTTTATTTCTGGCCGGCATCATCAGATCATGGCAGAGGCGTTTGAGAGGGTGGCTTCGGGGGAACTCAAGCGTCTGATCATCAACATGCCTCCCCGTCATACCAAGTCGGAGTTTGCTTCTTACCTGCTTCCGGCGTGGTTCTTGGGTAAGTTTCCTCAGAAGAAGATCATTCAGACTGCCCACACGGCAGAACTGGCCGTCGGCTTTGGCCGGAAGGTCCGTAACTTGGTCTCTGGGGATGACTACCAGAAGGTTTTCCAGACCAAACTGTCCTCCGACTCAAAAGCGGCAGGCCGTTGGAACACGGAGCAAGGGGGCGACTACTTCGCTATCGGTGTCGGCGGTGCCGTGACGGGTAAAGGCGCCGACATCCTGATCATTGACGACCCTCATAGTGAGCAGGAAGCCAAGCAAGGCAAGCCTGAGGTCTATGACGGGGTGTATGAGTGGTACACATCCGGTCCGCGCCAGCGTTTACAGCCCGGCGGGGCCATCATTGTGGTGATGACCCGGTGGTCCAAGCGTGATCTGACCGGGCAGGTGCTCAAAAAGAGCGCCCAAGACGGGACGGATGAGTGGGAAGTCATCGAATTCCCTGCAATTCTTCCCTCTGGGAACCCTCTTTGGCCCGGATTTTGGAAAAAAGCGGAGTTGGAGGCCCTTAAAGCCGAACTTCCGGTCTCCAAATGGGAGGCCCAGTACCAACAGAACCCGACTTCCGAAGAAGGCGCCATCATCAAGAGGGATCAATGGCAGATTTGGACCCAGGCAGACCCTCCTTCTTGTGAATACATCATCCAATCATGGGATACGGCCTTCGAAAAGACCAATCGGAGTGACTTCTCAGCCTGCACGACGTGGGGAGTCTTCTATCAGGCAGACAAAAACGGGGATGAGAAGCCCAACATCATCCTTTTGGACGCTTACAAGCAGCGTCTGGAGTTCCCGGAACTGAAAAAGAAGGCCTTCGACATGTGGAAGGAGTGGAATCCAGACACTCTGATCGTCGAAAAGAAGGCCGCCGGGTCTCCGCTGATCTATGAACTGCGCAAGATCGGTATCCCTCTTTCCGAGTACACACCGAGTAAGGGAAGCGATAAGATCGCCCGCGTAAACGCCATCTCGGATTTGTTTGCATCCGGTGTCGTTTGGTGCCCGGAAACCCGATGGGCAGAGGAAGTGATGGAAGAAATGGCAGCCTTCCCCAATGGGGACAACGATGACTTGGTGGACTCCTCAAGTCAGGCTTTGATTCGCTTCCGTCAGGGCGGCTTCATCGTTATCGACAGCGATGAAAAAGATTACCCCGTGCAGCCCCGCAGGGTTGCGTACTACTAAGGATCAACATGGCAACCAATATCGACCCGGCAATGGTTCCCCTTCTCCCAGAAGAGATGGGAGATGAACCAATGGTTGAGATTGAAATTGAAGACCCCGAGTCTGTCAAGATCGGGATGGGCGGGTTAGAGATTGAATTGGAGCCTGCGGCTGAAACCGCTGAAGACTTCGATGCCAACCTCGCCGAGTACATGGACGAGGGAGACCTCCAAGGTCTGGCCTCTGATCTGATCGGTCTGGTAGATGCGGACATCAACTCCCGCAAAGACTGGGCAGACATGTACGTCAAGGGACTTGAAGTCCTGGGCATGAAGTACGAAGAACGTGCTGAACCCTGGCTTGGTGCCTGTGGCGTTTACAGCCCCATCTTGACGGAAGCAGCAATCCGCTTCCAGTCCGAAATGATCACGGAGACCTTCCCGGCCCAGGGCCCGGTCAAGACCCAGATCATTGGCGAGATCACCAAGAAGAACGAAGAGTCTGCCGAGCGTGTTCGTGATGATATGAACTACCGCCTGACGGACGAGATGATTGAGTACCGCCCCGAACATGAGCGGATGCTGTACTCCCTTGGTCTGGCCGGCGCAGCGTTTAAAAAGGTCTATTACGACCCAAGCCTGGAAAGGCAGATCGCTGCTTACATCCAGGCAGAGGACATGATCATCCCCTACGGCGCTGCCAATGTTTACACGGCAGAGCGCGTCACCCACGTGATGCGCAAGACCGAGAACGATATAAACAAGTTGATGGCTGCGGGCTTCTACCGTCACACCGAACTGGGTGAGCCGGTCAGAATCTTCACTGACATTGAGAAGAAGAAGGCAGAGGAGCAGGGCTACACCCTTACCGATGATGATCGGTATCAGGTGCTTGAGATTCACGTTGATTGGAATCTGAAGGGCTATGAAGATAAGGATGATGAAGGCGAAGAGACGGGGATCGGCCTCCCGTACGTCATCACCATCGAGCGAGGTACCGCAACGGTTCTATCTATACGACGGAACTGGGATGAGTCCGACCGAAGAAAACTCAAACGACAGCACTTCGTTCAGTACACTTATATCCCTGGCTTTGGTGCTTATGGCCTTGGCTTCATTCATATTATTGGTGGTTATGCTCGTGCAGGGACCGCGATTATTCGCCAGTTGGTCGATGCGGGAACCCTCAGCAACCTCCCCGGAGGTCTCAAGACCAGAGGTCTCCGCGTCAAGGGCGACGACACGCCTATCGCCCCGGGTGAGTTCCGGGATGTAGACATCCCCTCGGGGGCGCTGCGTGAGAACATCATGCCGCTCCCGTACAAGGAGCCAAGCCAAGTCCTGGCTGCACTCCTTGATCGGATCACTGATGAGGGCAGACGCCTTGCTGCCATTGGTGATCTGAAGTTGTCCGATATGTCTGCCCAGGCTCCTGTGGGCACGACACTGGCCATCCTTGAGCGGCAACTCAAGACAATGTCTGCCGTCCAGGCTCGCGTGCATGCAAGCCTGAAGATGGAATTTAAACTGCTCAAGCAGATCATCCGGGACTACATGCCGCCGGATTACTCCTACATCCCCGTGGGAGGAGACCGTGCTGCCAAGCAGGAGGACTACGATCTTGTTGAGGTGATCCCGGTCTCCGATCCGAACGCCGCCACGATGGCGCAGCGGATCATGCAGTACCAAGCCGCTCTCCAGTTGGCTCAGGGCGCTCCTCAAATCTATGACCTGCCCAACCTGCACCGGCAGATGTTGGAAGTTCTTGGCATCAAGAACGCCGAGAAGTTGGTCCCCGTCGAGGAAGACCAGAAGCCTCGTGACCCCGTGTCTGAGAACATGTCGTTCCTGACCGGCAAGCCAACCAAGGCATTCATCTATCAAGACCATCAGGCCCACATCGCCACCCACATGGCGCTGCTCCAGGACCCGATGGTGGCTCAGATGATTGGACAGTCTCCGATGGCACAACAGATGGGCGCAGCCATCATGGCTCACGTCGCAGAGCACATGGCCTTTGCATACCGTCAACAGGTCGAAGAACAGTTGGGCGTGCCTCTCACTCCGCCCGATGCTGAACTGGATGAGCAGGCAGAGGTGCAAATCTCCCGTCTGGTTGCTCAGGCCGCACAGCAACTGCTCCAGACCAACATGGGCAAGGCTCAACAAGCCCAGGCCCAGCAGCAGGCGCAGAACCCGCAACTACAGATGGCGCAGGCAGAACTGCAACTCCGGGCTCAAGAACTGCAACGCAAGGAGCAGGATAGCCAGCGTGATTTCCAAATCGCTCAAGAAAAGATTCGCCTTGAGCGGGAGCGGCTGGCAGTTGAAACCCAAAAGGAACAGGCCCGTCTGGCAAATCAGAACCGTCAGGCCGACAAGAAACTTCGCGCCGAAATGATTAAGACGGTGATGAAGCCCCGCCCGAAGCCGGGCATGCCCAAACAGTGAGGTTTAAATGGCAACCACTGCGTTTTCCGTGGTATTGAAAGACATTGAGGAGCACCGGGAGTCCATCGCCCGTGCCCTCGTAGATGGTGGTGCTCGGGACTATGCCGAGTACCGCAGTATGTGTGGTGAGGTCCGGGGTCTCTCAACCGCACACATGTTTATCACCGACCTCGTGCGAAAGATGGAGCAAAACGACGATGAGTGAAATCCTCCTGAGTACCGGAGAAGACGCGGTGCCGACCACCCTGCCCGAGACGGCAGAGGAAAAGGCCAAGCAACTTCCCGATCCTTCCACCTACCACCTGCTCTGTGCGCTACCAGAGATTGAAAGGGAGTATGAGAGCGGGATCGTCAAGTCAGGGCAGACCATGCACTTCGAAGAAGTCATGTCCCCTGTACTGTTTGTGATGAAGATGGGGCCGGACGCCTACGGCGATAAGAGCCGCTTCCCCAGTGGACCCTCGTGTAAACCGGGAGACTTCGTCCTGGTAAGGCCCAACACGGGCACCCGCGTGAAGATTCACGGGCGGGAGTTCCGCATCATCAACGACGACAGCGTGGAAGCCGTGGTGCAAGACCCGCGTGGCATCTCTCGCGCTTAAAGGAGGATCACATGCCGCTTGATCAAGAAGCGTTTAAATTCCCGGACGAGAAGGCCGAGGAAAAGAAGCAGGATGAGATCGACTTTGAAGTCGAAGGAGATTCTGAGATTGAGGTGGTGGACGACACTCCCCCAGAGGATCGTGATCGTGCGCCCATGAAGGAGCCTCCCTCGGAGGTGACGGATGAGGAACTTGCCCAGTATTCAGACGGGGTTAAGAAGCGCATCCAACATTTCTCTAAGGGTTATCACGAAGAGCGCCGGGCAAAAGAGGCTGCTTTCCGTGAGCGGGAAGAGGCTGTACGTCTTGCACAACAACTCATGGAGGAAAACAAAAAACTCCAGAGTTCGCAGGGCCAGACCCAGCAGGTACTGCTTGAGCAGGCCAAGAAGGTCGTTGAAAACGAACTGTCTGAAGCCAAGCGCAGATACAAGGAAGCCTATGAATCAGGAGATTCAGACGCCCTTGTTGCGGCCCAGGAAGAACTGACCGCCGCCAAAATCAAGGCAGACCGGGTAAACAATTTCAAGCCCGCCCCTTTACAACAGGAAAAACCTGCGGTACAACCCGCACCACAACCAGTTCAGCAAGAGCAGGTTCGCGTTGATCCCAAAGCCTCTGCGTGGCAAGAAGCCAATCCGTGGTTTGGACAAGATGACGAGATGACTGCCCTTGCACTGACGGTTCATCGAAAACTTGTGGAAAGTGGGGTAAGTCCAAACAGCGATGAATACTACGACCGCATCAATACTCGGATGCGGCAGGTCTTCCCGGATGCGTTCACCTCTGAGAAGCCGGTAAAGAAATCGCCTGTCGTGGCACCTGCGACCCGAAGCACAGCGCCCAAAAAGATCGTGCTGACCAAGTCCCAAGTAAACATCGCCAAGCGGCTCGGACTGACGAATGAGCAGTACGCCCGTGCGGTTGCGGAAGAAATGAGGAAACAAAATGGCTGAACGTACCCCCCGTGAATTGGATACCCGAGCAAAGATGGAGCGCCCTAAGCAGTGGATGCTTCCTGAACTGCTGCCGAGCCCCAACCCCGAGGACGGCTACGAGTTTCGTTGGATTCGAATCAGTACCCTTGGTACTGCCGATCCAGGCCATATTTCTTCAAAACTCCGCGAAGGTTGGGAGCCTGTAAAAGCCTCTGAGCATCCCGAAATCCAGATCATGGCAACTGGGGACAAGCCCCGGTTCCCAGATAGCATCGAGATCGGTGGACTCTTGCTTTGCAAAACACCCAAAGAGTTTGTCGAACAACGCAACTCGTACTTTCAGCGTCAAACTGATGGTCAGATGCAGTCGGTTGACAACAACTTCATGCGCGAGAACGATCCTCGGATGCCTCTATTCAAAGAGCGCCGCTCTGAGGTGAAGTTTGGACGCGGTTAAATCATCTTAGGAGTCCAACATGGCTTACCCCTCTGTTGACGCCGCATATGGTTTCAAGCCGATCAATGAACTGAACGGCCTACCTTATGCTGGTGCAATCCGCCAGATTCCGATTGCTCGGAACTATGGCACCGCCATTTTCAATGGCGATCTCGTTGAACTGATTGCCAACGGCACGGTTGTGCTGACTGGCATGACCACTTCCACCACGACCACGGCTCGCGCCGGTCAGGTTGGTATCTTCGTGGGCTGTTCGTACACCAACCCCTCGACGGGTCAGAAGTTGTTTGCCCAGTATTACCCCGGTAATATCCTGGCCAACGACATCGTGGCCTACGTGGTGGATGATGACCGCGCAGTCTTCAAGGCCGTGATGATTGGTCAGCCCTCCGCAGGTCTGAGCAACACGGCTACGACCGTTGGCTTTGCTACGCAGGCTTTCGTTGGCAACAACGTGTACTGCGTGACTGGCACCGCCGGTAGCACCACCACGGGTAACTCCGCGATGGGCGTGTCTGGCGACCAGCCGAGCAACGGCACCGGTAACGTGACTGTTGCCACTGGCCTGCCCTTCCGTGTTGTGGGCCTTGTGCCTGAGACTGCTGTGACCCTGTCGGGCACCGGCAGCACCTCTGGTTCTTCGACCACGGTGACGCTGACCGCCGCTGTGACTGGCCTGCAAGCCGGTATGCAGTTGATCTGCGCCA